CCTAAAGGACCACAAGGCTCAGCCACGCATTGTCTATCAAGGAACAGACATGTACAATGCATTGACTGGTCCTGTTGTGATGGAGCTGAACAACAGGATGAAGCAAGTTTTCTCCCTCTCTAATCCCCTCAATGTTGGAAATATCGCGCTCTATGGTTGCGGTATGAAAGGGGAAGAGTTGGGTGAGATAATGGAGCAAGCCGAAGGGAAGCCTGTGGAGAGCGACGCAAAGAACAACGACGGGAGCCAACCGAAGGAACTTCGCAAGTATGAGGCGATGTTCTACGGAAAATTGGGAGCGCCTGATTGGTTTGTTCGTGAATTTGCGCGTACGACGAAAATACGAGTGTGGACACGTTATGGTATCTGCGCCGATCTCGAGGGTGAGCGTTGGTCCGGGGAGACCACCACCACCACCGGCAATTCGTACACGCATATGGCACTCATGCAGGTAGCGCTCAAGAGAGCCACCATTGAGAAAAGCACGAACATCCATGGCGGGGACGATTACCTTGGTTATGTCGTAGGTGACACCGAAAAGTTCAAAGAGGAGATTGAAAATGTCTTCAGTGACACTGGAATGGTCGCTGAGGTAGCTCCTCAAAAGGATCGTCACTTTGCTACCTTTTATCGCAAAAGGTACATTCGCGGCGCCAAAGGGTGCCGTCCCGTCCCGCAATTCGGGCGTGTTCTGGCAAAGTTGAATTTGAGGCCAAATAGGAATACTCAAATCAATGACAGAGATTACATGGCAGGTAAGTATTTGTCTGCCGCGTATGAACACAGACACACGCCTGGACTCAAGGAGTTGTTGATCGAAACCTCGAGTCGCCTCTCGGAAAACCCCTATCTTGATGTACGCACGACAAAACTCAAGGAGATGGGGGGTCGCGAAGGCGTTCATGCAATAGTGTCGGGGGCTTTGACGCATTCGATCGCTGATTTTTCTGATTATTTGGATGAGGTGTACGGCATAACATACGACGCCCTTTTCGATGTTTATGAACGTGTGGCCCAGTCGTGTTTGGACTACTGCGACGGGTATACCACCGTGGGAAAGGATGGCAAAGTCAAGAATAAGCCAAATAACAGTAAGTACATTGCACCCAAAATGTGCGGCGATACAGTCGAAGCTCTGGTCCGCATGGACGTACAATGAGCAACAATTTCAAGACCGCTTGGGAGATGTGAGTAGCAAGCAACACAGACCCAACAAAAAAAAAAAAAAAAAAAACGAAAACGGAAGCGCACAC